GCCTGTAAATATCTTATTATTACCAGTAGAGAACACTACAGTTGTGCCACTGTAATCTACATACTGAAATAGGTTCTCTACGCCAACACTAGACCCTAAAGGAGAAGCACTGCTAGTTAAAAGATTAATACCTTTCCTAGCACCTATACGCCCAAAGCTGTCAATGACTGCATTCTCTGCTATAGAAGCATAAGAAGAATCCTGACCTACAGGAGCATCTTGAGTATTAAGACCTCTAAATCCTGGAGCACCAATGTATATGTTTTCTCTTTGCTGTGCCATTATTGCACCGTGTAAATAAATTCTTCAGGGTTCTTATATGCGTCTTGTGCAATCGCATCACTAAGATGTTTGTCAGCAATAATAAAATAATCTTGTGTAGTAGTGCCACCTGTCTCACCCCGCTCTCTAGCAAGCAAAGCTACAGCGTTGTGTATAATAGCCATAGCTGGCAGTACAGTAGTGTCTGCATCAACAGCTAAATCAGGTTCTCTAGAGCACACATCAAAGCGTAGTGAGAACACACCGGATGGCTTAGGGTATACTCTTACTTTAGTATCGTCATTAGAATCTACACCACTAAACGTGTAGGAGTCTGGAGTGCCTGTGACTTCCCCTGAGATGTAGTAAGCATTGTTAAACCAGTTAGGAGACTCATAATGCATAAAGAAGTTAGAGGTGTCGTTAATGGCACTGTATAGTTTAACACGTTCTCCTGCTCCTGTCAAGCTATATTCTGTAGTATCTGCTACTGTAGGCACAACTATAGTTTTGCGTAGGGTAGACCAAGCATGTGAGTCCTGTACTAAACTCTTAGCGTCATTGATGTAGTCACCTACCATTTTAGAGTAAGCTGTTTCAGTAACATCAGCTACTTCTTCTTCTCTAAGCCTTCTCAGTACACCGTTCATTAAACTTAGGTACGTTGTAGCCATTAAATTATTCCTCTAAATAAACCTTGTGGTGCTTGATAACCTTGTAACGGCAACACACGCTTTTGTAACTCTGGTGCTTGGTATTTATTCATGTAGTCACTAAACACTAAGTCAGTTACTGATGACTGTCCTGCTGCTCCTCCTGAGCCTGCACCTCCAAACATACCAGTGCCTGTCCCAGCGCCAGACCCTGCACCGCTGCCAGAGCCGTCACCAGTGCCAGTGCCAGTACCTGAACCACTACCGCTACCAGATCCAGTTCCTGTGCCTGTGCCTTCTCCAGTTCCTTCACCAGTAGCACCTCCAGATGTTCCTGTACCTGCTCCACCAGCAGCATCTCCAGTACCTGTTCCAGCACCTCCAGTACCTCCTCCAGCACTTATACCGGAAGCTCCTGACCCTGATGAGTCAGTAGAGGCTGTTTCTCCTCCTCCCGTGTTTATAGTGCTCATCATACCGGAGCCTCCAGTGCTTTCTGAAGAACTTAGAGCATTTGTAGGAATACCAGCTTCTTTAGTAGATTTGAAGTAATCAGTTAAAGCAGCCACCCAATTTACTGCGCCTACTTCGTCTTCATTATCTCCTACATAGTCATCTGGTTTTGGAGCATCAGGGAAAGTCCCATACTCTTTAGGGCCAGAGCTTAACCATTTTGATAACTCAAGCTGTAAATTTTTTTTAAGTTCAGGGTCTTCTTCTGCATCTATTGCTTCTTGTAATTGAGCAGCAATAATATCTCCAAGACCAGTATCTCCTTCATCAGCACCATCTCCTGCGCCTAAGTCTCCACCGTCTCCAGAAGAACCACCACTGCCTTCGCCTGAAGCATCTTTTTTAGGAGCCTTTTGATATATCTCAGGATCATCTAGTTCAGGTTCAGTATTGTCTACTGTAGTATCTATGTTAGGGTCATCAAAGTCAGGAGGTGTAACATCTGTTTCAGGAGGTAAGTTACCTGCTGCTCTTTCTCCCTCTTCTATTTGTTTAGCTATAAAACTAGCTCTTCTTTCAGCCTCTGCTGCGTCATCTGCTAGTCTTTTAGCTTTTATAGCTTTTTCATTTGCTATTCCTTTAGCTACAGCAGCTTTTTCATCAGCTATTCTTTTATCTTCTCTTTTTTTAGCTTCATCAGCTTTTCTTTTAGCTTCTTTAGCTTTTCTTTTAGCTTCATCAGCTTCTCTTTTAGCTTCTTTAGCTTTTCTTTTAGCTTCATCAGCTTCTCTTTTAGCTTTAGCTTTAGCATCAGCTATTCTTTGTTCTTCATCAGCTATTCTTTGTTCTTCAGCAGCTTTTCTTTCTGCTTCTTTAGCTTTTCTTTTAGCTATTCTTTGAGCTTTTTCTTCAGCTTTTCTTTGTGCTTCATCAGCTATTCTTTGAGCATTATCTCCTACTCCATCTCCGTCAGTGTCGGTAGTTTCGTTAGCATTATTAGGAAAAGCATCTAAGTCATCTGTAACACCATCACCGTCTGAGTCTACAGGATCAGGCTGTGTGTCTGTAGTGTCTGTAGTGTCTATAGTGTCTGTAGTGTCTACAGGTTCTGTGGTTGTATCGTCGTTGTCTAGAGCGTTTAGTAAAAGGTTTAATTCATTATTATATCTTTCTTCTTCTTCTTCTATAGTAGTACCAGCAACAGAAGCAGCAATGTTATTAATGTAAGGATTAAAGTCTGGCCCTACTCCTGTAGACCCTACTTTTGTACTTAATCCTCCAGAGAGTGAACCTGCTAGCCCCTGTTGTATAGCTATTGCTAAAGGAGATCCACCTACAAAAAAATCAATGTTATTGCCAGTTAAAGAATTTAATGTAAAATTAGCAGAGCCACTTTTTGTTACCCAGTCATTAGAGTTTAGCAAATCTCTAAGTTTACCAGTTAACGGAATAGGTATATCACCAATAGGTATACCGGATATAAGTGCTGCGGATAAAGGATCACCTCCCATAATTGCTGCAACTGCTGCTTGTGTAGCCATGTTAGCAGCCGTAGTGCCTACTGTTGTTGCTGCTGATGCAGAAAGACCTGCGGCTGCTGCGGCTGCTTCACCTGCTCCAGAAACAGCGCCAGAAATAGCTGGGCCTATAAGAGTTGTTCCTAATGCCCATGCTGCTGCTGCCATTACAAAAGTTTCTAAAGGGTCAGTATCTATAGATTCAAAAGTTCTTATCTCACCAAAACTAAAGGGGTCATAAAGATAAGTAGAACCGTCCTTAGACTGTCTAACAGGCTTAACATCATACTTATGATAAAGCGCCTGTAACATAGGGTCACTTTGATAAGCAGTCATCAAAGCATCTTGATAACTTAAACCTTGGGTAGCTTGTAAATAAGGGACTTGTTCTCGTAGAATAGGCTCTACAAAAGAATGGAATTGCTGTAGGTCTGCTTTAGAGGATGATGAATGCGAGGTTAAATTACCTCCAAAAGAACCTAACTCTTGATTCTTAGCTTGAACGTCATATCCATAGTATGAACTTAAAGCCGCTGCCATATCCTCAGTAGAAGTTAAATCTTTTACTGACAAAAAAGCCTGTGTAGTTTTATCTATAGTTGCAGGTTTGCCGTAGTCAGCTAAATAAGCAGGGGAGTTAGATTCTCTAAGGTAAGTCTCTGTGTCTACTTGCATGTTATTTAGACCAAACAAATAACCTTGGTCATAAAAATTATCAACATTATCTACGTCATTTATTGATGCGTAGTCTGCTCCTAGATCTAATCTATTTTTGTATTGTTCAATGCCTGTTGAAAAAACATAAGTATTACCGGGTTGACCTCCCATTCCAGGACTTACAGAATAAACAGGAACATCCATATCTATATCTTTTAGCAGGTCAGGATCAAACTCCAGCATTTCTGGTGTTACGTCTAAACCAGAAAATCCTTCAGGAAGACTCCAAGTAGTGTTTTCAAATATAGAAGGTTCAGCCATTATTTACCCCAAGTAGACAAGGTTTTAATACCAAAACTTGCAGCTATAGCGCCACCTAGAAAGGCTTTGTAGTAATCAGGCATAGTAGACAATACAGTAAATCCTTGTTCAACGTAGGGAACCATAGAAGGTATAAAAGCACCTATCAATGGCAAACTTAAAACTACAGCAAACCATTCATCTTTCCATGAGGTTTGTGAGGCAGCAGCTTGTTGAGTTTCCCAATCACCGTCATTTGTAATACGGCGTAACTTGGATTCATGTACAGCTTGCTTTTCAGCAGCTTTATTTTTAAGGAAAGTACCAGCTATATTAGCTATAGGGCCAATGAGAGCTTGTAACATAATACACTCCTTAAAGATAAAGCTAGGGGGCTACCGAAGCAACCCCCAGCTAAATAGTTGTTACTTAGGAACAACCAAGGTAAGACCAGCTTCAGGACGAAGTACTTGAGTACCATACAAGGTATCTGAAGTAAACAAGTTAGCAAGGAATTCTTGCTTGTACTGAGTCTGTGAACGTACACCTACCTGCTCTGCAAGAGTCAAGGCATCACGGTGACATAGTAAAGCACCTAAGCTATCTACAGTAGAAGCACTGTTAGCAGCAGCGGTTTCAACTACAGGGCAGTTAGTGCTGACAAAGATGTCAATACCATATAGCTCACCGATCTGTCCGCCACCTACTTTGCCATTGTTAACAAAGTCAGAGCTTACATAACGGTCAATGCCCATGATTGTGTTACGCACTGAAGGAGGTACAATAAAGCTACGTCCGTCCATAGGTACGTCTTCATCGTCTAGCTTCTGAATGATAGCTCTAAAGCCAGCATCAGTAAAGATATCAGCAGGAGTTACAGTGTCAGCAGCATAGGTAGTTAAACCATTAGTTGCATCTACAAAGAACGTGCCGCCATTGTTTAAGTAAGTAGTACTAGAAGTACCAGCAGAACCAAGGCCAGTAGCCAAGCTGTGTAGGTCTGTGTCTACCTGAGTAGCTAGAGCATAGCCAGCGTCCTCTGTGTAGAACTGACGTAGTGAGCTAAGAGCTTGTACATCTGTAATGTCTTCAATCAAACGTGAGTATTCAAAGTGCTTGTTGATAGCAATCTGTACTTCGCCTTCAGTAGCATTCTGTACTGTTACTGCAACGCCTTCGGCTTTAGCATGCGCTGCGCCACGGACAGGCTTAGGAACGTGAATGGTATCACCTTTCTTGCCAGCCATAGACATCTTCTTGACTAGGTTTGCTAGTACAAGGTTCTTCTTGTATGCAGCAATAATTTCATCACTCCAGATTTCTGGGATGAAAGTAGCTGCGCTTGTGTTGTCAACAAACCCGCCTGGGGCTGGATATGTGGAATCAGTCATAATAAATATCTCCTAAGATATATAGTTATCTAACCCGTTTCTCTGCGTATGCTTGCAAGATTTCTGGTGCAAGCTGTGCGTACCGATCAGGGTCTTTTTGCATAAGGTTAATAATGTCTGCGCGTCTATAGATCTTCTTTGCAGCTTTCTCACCACTACCACGGGGATTACCTGTGCTGGCAGCTTTAGCAGTTTGTTTACGAGCTTGTTGCTCTACTTCAGCAGTCTGTTGTACTATGTTCTGTCGCTCTTTCCAATTACTGAAAAGTTCGTCTGCGGCATCGGTGTTGTACTGTTGATCTGCTTCAACAAACAACCTAGTCCTAGTTGGGGATGCTTGAATCCATTCAGCAAACTTAGTATCCTGTAGAATAGCTTCCATCTCTGGATGCTTACTCTTTAGTTGCGCCATTGCATTGCTTTGACGATACTGGTTTGTAACAGCTTCAGCTTCCTTTATCTTAGGATGGTTCTGAATTGCTCTGTTTACAGCCTCATTAGGGTCTGTAAAGAAGTCTATTTCTTCGTCTTCTTGTTTTGGTGCTTGTTCCGGTGTGAGTTGTGTCTGGATATAAGAGTCTACAACTTTTCTCAATTCACCTACTTCAGAACTCTGACGACCTAGTAGCTTCTCAGCTTCTTGGTGCATCTGTGCTAGTTCCGATACAGATTTATTTTGATACTTATCTGGAAGCTCAGGTTCCTGTGGTTCAGGAGTTGCCTGTTGTTCTTCTACTGGGGCTTCAAACTGACTTAACTGTTCTTCTACCTGTTGTTCTTCTTGCTCTTGACGCTCAACGTCTATAATCTTAGCCATTATTAACTCCGTACCTTAGTATTATGGAGAACTTTATTATAACGGAGGGGTTAACTAATACCTTGTTTCCG